ATCTGAAACGGGTTGCGAATATTCTGAATTTTTAAACACCGTCCCATAAGCAGTTGCATTGTTATTACTCAATTTAGTGTAATTTGCAAACGCTTGCCAAGCTATTGCATATAAAAGCCCTTTAAACGAATACAATTGCGAATTATAAGTATATTCTCCACCATTTAATAGCAAAGTATATGTTGCTCTGTTTTTTTCAATATCAGAAAATAAAACATTTCCTAACCTCTCTTTAATTTCTATTTGCTCCGTGCTTTCAATAGCAGTCTCAATATTATTATTAACCTCGCCAACACTATCACCCACTCCGCAAATTGCTCTAAATTTTTCTAAATCTAAAATCATTTTCTAACCATTTTTAATGCTATTTCTAATGTTACTCCAAATAAGCTTTGTAATATACTTAATTTTTGGTTTTCCGATAAATTAACGTCAGATAAAATTGTCTGCAACGCTTGAACTCCACCAATACCAATATCGTTAATTAATGCTGGTACTTTACCCTCTTTTACAATATTATAACTTAACGGCTGTATTTCAATTTTTTTATTTAAAAATTCATTAGTATAAAAATCATTTAATACATACGTAAAATAATTATTTAATATCAATTGATACTGCAAAATATGTGAATTGTAAAGATTATAAGAGCTTTTAATAGCTTCGCCACTAATATCTTCACTTGTCAGACCACCCCTGAATATCGGCATTGTTTGCCCAAATCTATCTTGTATATTTAGTTTTATAATTTCGTTTGTTTTCTCAAAAAGTTTATCGTGATTTTGTATATCAATTTTTTTTAAATCAAACTCATCACTTGCAACTCCATAAATAACATTAAACCTTGAAGCTTGCTCTGCACCTTGCATATTCTTAATAGATTTTTCAATTATTTTTTTAGTTTTCTCGTCTTGTTCGTTTTTGAAAAATAAGAAATGCGAAGCCATAAAATTAGTAACAATATTTTTATAGTTAAATATTTTCATTTGATTATCTACAATACAATCCTCTTGCACTGGGTCTATCCAAGCTAATGGATACTGCCCTTTGTCTTCTGAATAATATAACAACTGCCCGCTAAAATTATCAGTTCCACCGTCTAATTCTATTTGTTGCTGAATATCTACTAAATCATCACTCCACTCGTAACAATATCTAAAATCATTAATATTAATTTTGCCTTGCAATCCGTCCCAATTATTATAAATAACATACTTTTTGAAGTCGCACTGCTCTTTTTCATTAAAATACAATCTAATATAGTCAAAAGGTATATGATATAATTCAGCAGTCTTAAAATTAGAAGTTAATCTCCTAAATATAGCAAAACCCCGATACTTCGAAAAGTCTTTTATAACATTACTTAATATATCTTTTAGTTGCTCTCTATTTTCATTTATAATAATAGTTTCTAAGCTTTTATCAGTAAGTCCGTTCCCTTGTAAAAAGGATATTAGCCTGTCAGTGCAATTTTTTGCAGTCCCTGAGCCATTAATAATATTATTAATATTTTGAGGATACAAATTATCCTCATCATAAGTTACAATATTGTATCTTTTATTATCAATATTATCAACTCTTGTATTAATATGTTGCTCTTGGATTTGCATTATTATTTATTTTTTTTTGTAGATTTTACAATTTTTATAACATCTTGTATTTCTTTTGAGTTTAAATCAATAACATTATTATTTATTTCTTTTACAACGTCCCTTTGTGTTTTTTCAAAATGTCCGTCTGCTTTTGGATATTTAATCAAATATTCTATAATTTGCTCTTGCTCCCATTCTCTAATATCAGTTCGAGTTCCAGCTATATACAATATTTCTGAACCCTCTTTTACTTTGTATGTATAATTATTTAAATTCATAATAGTTTTTGTTTTTAAAATATTAATATCTTTTTTGGTTGCTATGTAGCAATACATTTCATATAAACTGCTACGGCAGTTCCCAACGGGGGGCTTTCCCGTTAAATCTCTCCACTCCCCCCGCAAGGTTGCCACACCCTGAGCCGTGCTAACTAAATTTCTAAAATCTATTAAACAGCAACTCATATTTTTTTAAGTTAATAAGCTTTCAATTAAAGTAATTGTATTTGCAATATCAGTTTTAAATAAACTCATTAAACTTTTACCTTCCCTTGATTTTTCAGTTGAAGCCATTGTTAAAGTGTAATTAGCTGAATTTGCATTTAAATCTTTATCATGTTGCGATATTTTCATACCCGCATCGTTTCCATAGATTTCAAATTTAACATCTCCGTTCGGATTTCTATTGGTTACTATTGCTACAAAACGCCCACCGATTGCATCGTGTAAAGTTTCTTTAATATCAGCACTTGAAACATTTAACATACCTGTTAAAGTGTGAGTATATGTTTTAGTTGCCTGATCAAAGGTTTGCGTGCCATTCATAGTCTCATCTACAAATTCAAATTTATAACCTAAATCAGTCCCAGCCAATGCAATATCAGTCATTAACATTATATTAGTGCCTGAAATAGTTTTTGTTGCTTTTTCCCAGTCTGAATAGTTAATTAATACAACGCTATCAGAAGCGCCCCCAACGGATGGCTTGTCGCAAGCGTTTGTTACTGCTGCTGCTATTTTTGTTATACAACTCATAATTTACCTTTCTTTTTTTTAATATGCAACTTGAATTAAATCACTCTTCGCAAACTTAGGGTCTACTGTATATGTAGTTCTAATAATAAACTTCTCATCTTTTTTCTCATACCAGAATTCAGTCATTGTATCTGGGTTGGATGTATCAAATCCTAATAAAATGTTATCAAGCGTTGTCATTAATGCAAAGTGTCTCGGCATTGTATATATAGTTCCATTTATAAAATCAGATTTTACATATCTATCAATTTCATTAACTACAATCAAAGGCACTCCATTATATGTATAGTAATATTGACCATTTGATAATTGACCTTTATCACTCTCTCTGTAAGCACTTGCTGATTGTGATTGCTCCCAATTATTAACTAATGAGCGTGTTGTAATTATTACTTTATTATCTGCTTGCGATAATAATTCAGTACAACCATAATAAAGATTTTTATATATTTCTTTAGCTCTATCAGCCGCCAAAGCATCTTGTAAAGCGTATGTAGATAATCCATTTTCAGTAATTGCATATTTTCTCGCTGCATCACCTGAAACTATTGTAAATAATTGTTTAAAAAACCCATTGGTTGAATTATAGTGCTTTGTATCTACTGCATTAGATAATACCCCACCACCTGATACTTTTGCAATCGCAGTATCATTGAACCACGCCTGTCTTATTATATCTTTAATAGTTGCTTTTTTTACCTTATCTATTAATATTTCAGATAAACTTACCGTTTCTTCTGGATTACTGATACCCATTTTTACTGCAATAATTGCATCTTCAACATTAGCTGCTGAATAACCTAATCCTAAACCATAAGCTATTAATTGGTCTCTCTGTCCTTTTGCACAAAATTGTAATTGTGATTTCATCTCGGTAGGATCCCACGTATATTCTCCCACTGGAAGTGTTATATCTTCACCACCTACTCCGCAACCACCATCTGCGTAGGTTACTTTCTCAATATCTCCAAGCGTTGTTATTAACTGCTTGTATTTAATATTTTCTAATACTGTGCAAAATTTTGTAATATCTGTTGATTTTAACACATCATCCAATACTAACTCTTTATTATCTTGCCCTATTGCTGTTGTCCCAAATATTGCCATTTTTAAATTCCTCCTTTTTTATTATTACTATTTCTATCTCTTTTATTTTTTAATAATCTTTCTACTTCACTTAATCCATTTTCTTTTTTAACTACATTCTTTACAAATACCTGTTTTTTAGCAATTGCAATCGGTTTGCCGATAGGTTTTGAGTATTCTGTAATAATATTAGTCGCCTCTTCAATAGATTGTTTTAAATCTTCTATTTCGGCTCTTAGATTTTCATTTTCAGTTTTGTAATCGACTGCGTCTTCAACAGTTTCATTAATTGCTGTTATAACATTGTTTTCAATTATTACAACGTTTCCATTTTCTAAGGTTATCTCACCTGAGTAATCCTCTATTAAAGTATCATTTTCAAATACTTGAACTTCTGTTCCAATTTCGAGGGTTTCACTTTCAGTAACGATTTTTAAATTATCATTACCCATAACTTCCATAGCTTTCGCTTCGTCTTTTTTACCCATTAAATGCTGGGTAGCCTCTTTTAATTTTTCAATTACATTCATTTTAATTAAATTATTTTCGTTTTTAGAAATAAAAGCAACTGCCTTTATTGTATTTATTTTATTACCTACAATTCCAAATTCAACGGCTTGATCTGCTGTTATTTTTATTTCATTGTAAAGTAATTCATTCAATTGTTCTCTATTTAATTTAGTTCTTTTTTCATATGTATCAATGAACCATTCATTTAACTCTTCAAGTCCTTCTGCTATTTCTTTTAACTGAAATGAATTGCCAACAGCCTCTATTAAAGGAAAATGTAACATAGCGTCTGAATTCTCTGTTATATGTCTATTTTCTAATGGCACACTAACTAGTAACATTGAAGCCATTGAATAGCACGAACCAATATCTATTATATTTATTATAGTGCCTATTTCTTGTATTTGTGAAAGGTAATCATATATCTTTTTGCCTTCTCTTACATCCCCGCCGTTTGAATTCAAATATATTTTAATTTCCTTCTCATTGCCTATTTCATTTTGAAGTTCAGAAAGTGATATATCACCTCCATCATCTATACTCCCTATAATTCCATTTAAAAATATTTTTTTCATTTTAACAATTTTTTTACAAAGTTAATACATTTTAACATTTTTTAACATTTTTTAACAAAATAAATTTTGTTTTTAATTTATTATTTATTATGGCGTTATTCTTTGCTGAACGACATTTGCAGAATTTAAACCATTTTGTATGTCAGTAACCGCAACTTGTAAATTCATTTGTTTAATGGAGTTACCTAAATTATTAATTGCTAAATTTTGATTTGCATCACTAATAACATTATTAGCAACACTCTGAGGCATTTTAAATCCCGGATTGTATGGCGTGCCACCGCCTGAACTTCCACCGCTACCAATATTTTTTGCATTTTTAGTGTTAATAATATCGTATGCTTTTTTTATATTAGTAGCTATTTTTACCATCCCGATTGTAAACTCAATAGCACCTGCACCTCCAAAGGTTACACTATTAAAAGGGTTTGCATTTGAACTATTTAATAGACCTGATATAGATGTCGCAGTATCGTACGCCACTTGTGCAAGTGCTGAAGCTTTTCCTGTTTTATCGAAAGCATCCAAAGCTCCAATAACTGCATTCGCCCCGTCTTGTACCAATTGCTTTTTTAAATTAGCAACCGCTTTCGCATTGTTAATCTCACTATTATTTAAATCTTTGTCAGCCATTTTTTTCCAATCGTTATACTCTTTATCAGTAATTTGCTGATTCATTAAAGCACTTTGATATGATAATAATTTTTGGTTATATTGCTCTTTTTGATATTCATAATCAGAAACTCCAGAATTTTTTTTACTTTCAATATTTTTTAATTCATTTTCAAATTGATATTTAGAAAAGTTATTTGCATTTTCTAAATTTTGCTGAGCATATTTATTTATTATATTTTGTTTTTCTTTTTCTGTTAATTCAGTATTTGATAGTTCTTGTAATTGTTTTAATTTATTTATTTCATTTTGTTTTTCTAAATACGCTATTGTATTTTTTTCTAAACCTTGCAACTCAATTTCTTTTTTTTCAATTTCTGCATTTTGCAAACGTTTTTTTTCTTTGTCTTCAAATTCTTTTATTAAGTTTGCTTTTTTTAAATCATATACATCAATTACTTTATCCCTTGCTTTTTGCCCTAATTCAGTTTGCTCTTTTATTGCTTTAACTTCATCTTCAGTCGCATTCCATAATTCTTTTAACTGCTTTTCGTGTTCGTTTTTTATCAATTCAGTATCTTTATCTCTAATAATCTTTTTAAGATTATTTATTTTATCTATGCGTTCCTTTTCTTTTGTAGTTGCGTCTTCATTTATTTTGTCAATGTTATTTGCATTATCTTTTGTTTTTGCAAATATATCATTTTGCAAATTTTGATATGTTAATTGAACATCTTGTAAATTCTTTAATACCTTCGGGTCGGAGGTTAATTTGTAATAATATTCTAAAAATTTCATTTCCATCCCTCTGAATTTAATAGCCTCTTTTATTTTAGCAATTTCTAAATTATACAATTCAGTGGACGCTTTTTTTCTCTCATCCGTTCCTTTTTTAGTATCGTTAATTATATCTTTAAGAGTGTTCATTTGTGGGACTTGCTTAGCCCATACAATCGCTTGCTGTCCCTCTATTTGCTGTAAAGACTTATAATAACCTTGCAATTTTTCTACGGTATCCTCTAATGCGTTATTAATTCCAAATAATGAATTATAAAAACCAAAATTTGCTTGACTCAATTTATCTATTGTTTCATATAATGGCACATTCGCTATATTTGTTAATGAACCCCACATTTCACTAAGATTATTTTTAAAACTGCCCCATAATTTACCAAAGTAGCCTTTATCAACTTCGTCTCCCAACTTTTTAAAGCCATCCTCTGCCTTTGCTGTAGAAGTTGCCAAAGTTCCGAGCAGTGCGATTATTGCACCAATTACCGTGCTAATCAATGCCGTTTTTAAAAATTTTAATGACATTGTTAATTTAGAAACACCACCAGCCGCTCCACCTGCTCCTACTCTAAATTTCTCTTGCATTTCAGTATACAACATTAATATCTGTTGCCCGCTCATAAATGACATTCCCAACTGTCCTACGCCACTATTTAACATCCCTGTGCTTTGAAACGCTCCTATTATTGAATTAGTATAATTCCCTACGTTTCTACGATAGTCGCCCGTGCTTTGCTCTAATACTTTTAATTGCTGAGTGAGTGCTAATTTTTGTTTTGTCAATGCCTGCCCGTGCTCCGTGCTTGCACGCTCTACACCGTTCATTTTTTCCCACGCAATAGTAACAACTTTTAATTGTGCTCTTAAACTATCGAGTGAGCCAGCCTCCTCATTCAACACTTTGTTATACTGAATACTATCCATTGTAGCCTCTCGAACTTCCTTAGTCCAAAATTTAACCTCTCCAGTTGCTAATTGTTGCTTGCCTATTAACTCTCCTAACGCTTGCTGTTTTTGTTTTATTAAAGCGGTGTTGGTAGTTGTATTGGCTTTTAATTGCTCCAATTCTTTTTCAGCGTCTTTAACTTGCTTATTGTATAGTGCTAATTGTTGTTTTGCATTTGCTAATTGATTAGCATTTTCGTTTAAGTCTTTGTTAAAATCAGCAACTACATCAGCTAACTTCTGCGTGCCTATCGTTACTATATCTATTTCGTTTGCCATTGTTATAATATTTTTATTGCATCTAAAATACAACTTTTACCAGCTGTATATCCACTAATTTTATTAATATAAAAGTAAGATTGTAATTGATTAATATAAATTAAATTATATAAATTCAATTCGTAATATTCAATTTCTGAAAGTAATATTTCTATTTTGCAAAACCGCATATCAAAAACATATGAAAAAGCATCAATATTATTTGTTAATAGAATATCAAAACTTAGATCTTCAAAAGTCCCAAAGTATGGGTCGTTTATTGTTAATCCATAAGATGAGTAACTTTTATCTGTTAAAATAATACCTTTCCCATCCAATAATTGTTTTGGATATAATATACGAGGTTTCAATTTATTTTTGTAAATGCCACTATCATACATCGGGCAGTAAGCAACTGCAATATTTTCTCCAGTTCTAACAACCTCCGCACTTGCTGAAAATATAGATTTTATAAATTCGGTTTCTTTTCCTAATAAATCGTTTGCAATTGTTATTTTACCAATTCCATTAACACCTTCTGATAATATATCACTTTCATAAGTAAAGTTATTTAATTGAGCCCACTTGCCATATTTAAACTCCATTGATTTTAACTCAATATAATTATTACTTAAATCTTGCACGTTGCTAATATTACTTATTATATCTTTAATAGGTATTAATTGAATAATTTTAGAAATCTCATCTATTTTAGGAACCATAAAAGATAATTGACAAATTGCTTTAAAATAATCGGTTTGTTTTATATCGGGTAGTCCCGCATTTATTTTAAACTCACCCCCAAATAATATTTTTAAGGGCGTTTGCGGTGTTATTT